GTATACGAATATCCAACCAAATGAGCATACATGGTCCCAATACAAGTATAGACAGAATATCTTTCCAGTCTGTTCTATTGCTCTCATCTACATCCTCGGAATACTCTCCATCGTCCTCTATCTGACCAGGTAACTCACGAATCACATCAATTGCTTCTTTGGCGTCAACATCAAAGAATTCTCTACGCATATTAGAACGATACTCGGAAAATATAGCATGGAGCGTCTTTTCAGTCTCAATACAGTCCTCAAACTTCTGATAGTATGCTACAGTAAAATGTGACGGAACTCCAGTAGAAGATAGTTCTTTTGCTCTTTCATGTGGAGAATTTACTGTTCTCCCAATCTTGACGAGGTGCGGAAAAGCAGAGTTCGTCATCACATACACATATCCGTTCATTTTATTTCTTTCGAGTTTTTCTGGGCTTCACTCTCTCAATTAAAGTCTTAGACCTACCAGTTTTCTTGTTGGTGTATTTTGTTGTTTTGACACCACCAGATTTGTGAGTCTGCTTCTGAGTGAATATTCCCATGTTTATTCCTCGAAAACTCCAATAATATCTTCTTCTTTGATTGTGTAGAAGTCACCGTCAAGTTTCTTTGCGCCTTTCCAGTTGACCAGAAGATTCTCTCCAACGAGTACCGAGTCAATGTCGGGATGTACAGCAAATACTACTGCTGTGTCGGGAGCATCGGAAGTCTTTAGAATGATACCAGAAGATGTTTCTAGCGATTTACGGCGTAATTCCACGATTACTGAGCCTTTTGTTGGGCGAAAGTTTAGTGATGTCATAATGTGTTTAAGTTCCTTATGGTTAAAAATTTAAAAAGCCCTTGGCTATTAAAGTTGTTTCTTGTCAATCCAACGAATGACTGGGAAGTACTTTTCTACCTGTACTGTAGCAGACTCCATTGTATCAGAAATTACGTTAGCAGTCACTATATTATCTCGGTTTAGTCGCATATCGAACGGAACTGCACCACCTTTAAACTCGAACTCATCTGATATTTCACATGTAAGTGAGTACTTACGCTGCTTCATCATTTTAGTTAGTGTTTTGGTAGTCAAATCGGCTACCTTTTTTGCATTCATGTAGTGGTCAATCATCCAGTTTGTTGCAGATTCTTCGTCCGGAAACATCGGAGATATGTTTTCGTCATTGGGATTAACCCATACGAATCCGACATCATTCATGTCGGGGTCACGATATGCGATAAGTCTGTATCCTGATAGTGGCATTATTGTTGTCCCTGTAGTCGTTTTATGAATTCGTCAATTTCTGTTCGGATAGAAGTTCTGTCATTTGGGATCCAAACTTTGATGTGTTTGAGGAATCGGATAATTTCTTCTGCTGACATAAATTTTCAATTAAAATAGTTGCTAGTTTTAGTTGTGCTTCCAGACTTAGAATTCTTTGATTGTGACTTTCTAGTTGTTGCTTAACATTTTTATTGTCAATATACAACTCATTTGTTTCAATTTGTTTGGCGACAACACCATCTGCGAGTAGTTGATTGGCTAGAGGATTACTCGGTTTAGGTACCGTAATTGCACCAATATTGACACCGACACCACCAGAACCCCCAATAACATGTTGAGTTCCAGTGAGTTGACCAAAAGAATCAACAAGAATATTTGCACCCTTTGTTGGATCCAGTTGATTCTTTGTGGTTTCTAATTTCTCATGTTCGCAATGCTTACATTTCAACTTTTGGATTTTAGCAACATCTGTATATGATGGAGTTCCATCAGGTTCATACTCATGTTTTCCTAGATTACATGCTACTTTACCATCAACATCTTCAGGAAGTGACCAAGAAATCATATTAATACATCCTACATTGTACTTGTGAGTACGGATGACGAGGATCATGATAAGGTCGTGTCACCATACCGTTTTTAGTGAATTGGTCGAGTGCTGAACCAACATCAACATACTGATTTGTCGGGTTTGCTTTCCACATTTCAAGGATAAAAACCTCAGAAAGCGGTCCAGCAGATACAAATACCAGATTTTTTGTCATTGAATTTGCAAATTCACGCACCGAAGCCAGCAGTTCCTCTTTCTTTTCTTCATAAACCTCAACACAATGGTCTGGAGCAGGCCAGAAATGTTGGACTTTGAACGGAAATTTGTCGAGTTTGTCACCAGCCATGTGATTTACGAGCAATGAAACGGATTTACCCTTGCCGTTTAGTGTAGTAAGCCACTGCAAAAAGTACTTATAATTGTTATTGATGAACAAAGAGACTGGTCCAATGGGTGATTCTGTGATGCCATGGATCAATCGGTTGTAATAATAGTCACCTGAGCAGCAACGACATGGTAATCCGAAGTGAATATCTGGTCCTTGAACCTTCAAAACCTCTGCTAAGTCACGACCAAGACGAGATTCGCCGCCTTGAGGGAACTTCCATTCACGATTTTGCCATACTAGATACTGTTCACCAATAGGAGAGCCGTCCAAAATAGCAATTTCACCATCACCCCAACGGGTATAGGTGAAAGGATGGTCGGATTCCATCAAATTCGTATAATAATCAAGATATTCTTTAAATGATTTTTCTGCCATTTGCATTTTTCCTTTCACAATAGCCAAATTTTAGTTCACTTTCCATCTTATGCTTGGCGACCTCACATTCATGGCGTGTTTGATATGTATATTCCTTGAAAATAGTGGGACTTTGGTCAGTCCCACCTAAAATCACAAGAATTAAAGTCCACATTAGGTGATGAGATTGATAAACTTGTTCAAAACTGTTCGGTTATGTACACGATTGCTTGTATACTTACCAAAAGCACTTACAAGACTACGAGTTGAGGTGGATTTTACTTCAAACTCGGTATCTTCGTCAATATCCATTTTATTGGAATTCAACAAATAGTACTCATCATATCCAGCAGATTTGATTGTCAGAGTTTTTTCCTTTTTGAATTGACTCACCATCGCTTCAGTATTGGTACCTTCAGGTGTATACAGACATAATGCTCTGCGGACTTCACGGCTATCAATAATATAGAAACCAATCACATTTGCACCAGTTGATTCTTTCAATAATTTCAACAATGCAGGTGTTTGTTCTCTAGGCAAGTCATTAATAACAACAGAAGCCTTTGTGTCGATATCACGAATAATCATACGTGATTTTGAACCGCCGTGAAAGTATTTGTGTGGATCGTATCCTTCTTTGCGGTTTGTTGTATAGTAACTATACAGCGAATGCACTTCACCATCAGTCAAGAATACTGTATTCACAACCTGCAAACGATAATCTTTACGAAATTTGTTGATAATTTGTTTACCAGCAATAATCGCTTCATTCAAAGGAGTTGATGACAATTGAAATACATCAGGTACAAAGAAAATTACTGAACTTCTGGTATATGCTTTGAAGTTTTCTTTGCAAAACATTCCCAGTAAAAATTTAGCAGCCCGTGTAAATTCGGAAGCATTCATTTTACTAGAAAGAATATTCAGCATTTGAAAGTTTTTGACGACCAAATTGCCTTCTTTGTATTCCTTAACTAAATCTGGCACACCACAGTTGTTACTGAAAGCATACACCTCATAAGGAATATTGACTTTTCGGCAAAACATAACCAGATTCAGTAATTGCTTGATTGTGTTTCTCATGTTCGAGTGCATAGAACCCGACCAATCAATGAACATAACCAAACCATGTGATTTGCCGCCAGGTGTCACGGTAATACGCTTAAACAAATCTTCAGCAAAACCATACGAATACAATTTTGATAAATTCAGTTCACCAGTTTTAGCAATAGATGCACGTTTAAGTTGTTCGGCGTTTTTACGCATTTCAAACTCTTTAACCAAATACGATACGACTTTATTTGATTCTGTGCGGAATTTGGAATATTCTTTATTTAAGAAATCATAGTCAATTTCGACACCATATCGTTGATTTGTGTTAATAATCTCATTATGTAAATGAGTATAAGAAACAATTACTTTTTCCAAATCAATTTCTGGAAGTGTCACATGAGTATAGTCAACACCCGATTGAAAAAGTTCTTTTTCTTTATTGCGGAAATGATTATCAGTATGAGATTGGACAACATCTTCATCATTTGAACCATCATCAGCATTACCAGAACCTTTTCTGTTTGCAGGTTTACCTTCATCAGATTCATCAACGCCAGAATAGTCATTAGACATATCATCCGATGAACCATCTTCGAGCATATCATACTCATCACCTTCCTCATCACCTTCGGCTTTTCTCAATTCCTTTTCTTTTTCGGTTTGAATCTTTATTTCATCATTTTTTTGCTTCATGTATTTTTGAATATCCAATGCAGCAGCAATGGTTTCATCAAAGGTTTCTGCATTCTCAACCGATGAAAGAAGTTGTGATTCTTCATCATTAAATTTGATACCTTGGGATGCACCACCTTTAGTGTGAAGATTTACACGGTCGATGAAGTTCAAAGTATTAGGATGAGCGCCACGCAAACCAAAGAAATCTTGTTCCATCAATTCACGGTATGCTTTAGTGAATGAATTGCGGAGACCAGGATATTTGCGTTTGATTTTCTTTTCGATGCGGGCATCTTCACACACATTCAAAATCGAACGATTAACTTTCAAATCAACAACAGAATCATGCCAACCTTCCATGGGAGTGAAAAGTGCATGACCAACTTCATGACCACCAAACAGATCCAACAGATTTGATGACAAACCTTCTTTAAGTGCAGGCATAACCAACACACGGTTTTTCATATCAAAAAATGCAGTTGGTACATTACGAACCTCAACAGTCAGGTTCTCAGTAGCCATCAGTTTAGCAAGAAGTGATTTTGATTCGATAAGCATTGTGTGTTCTCCTAATGTATGTAGGTATTATACACTAGATTTGAGAGTTTGTGTGGGAAGTTGAGTAATTTGGTCAAGAATTGTTGTTCTGAGACAACACCCATTGTCGAACGACCTCATTTAAGGATTTAAAATCATATCGGGTATCTTCAATGTACGGTTGGGGTTTCTTCATAAGACAATTCGCCTTCTTTCATTTTGTGTAACATGTTAATATAATCTCGAAACAGTTTTGCAGTTTCTAGGGTTAATGTATTAAGATAATCATCTAATTCATTTTGTTCATCTTCGGTTAACATTATCTCCTCATTATAGCCAAATCGTGGGCATCTTCGGTTGTAAAAACTGGAACTGCATTTGATTTATGCAATGTACCAATACCAATCATTTTATCACCAGTATAGATTTTCTGTTCGGGTTTTGCTGCAATACCGCCACCAGTACCAATACTATTATATTTTGGTGTTTCACGGGTGACAGGGAGATAACCAGTTAATGGTTCAAATGTTTTTTTGCGTGATTTAGGTGTGACATTATGTTTCGCCAACCATGCTTCATATTCTGCCGCCTGTTTTTTGGACAGTTTCTTTTGTTTGGATTTTCTGATATTACCGTAAATAAGAGCCATAATTCACCTCACTATGACTCTATTGTATCACAACTTTAGATTCTTGTCAACCGGTTTGTTGTTTTTTCAACACACTAGAAAAGTAGTCAGCCGTCAATCTGATACCAGATTCCAATTGAATTTTCGGTTCCCAATCCAATACCGTATATGCCTTCATGATGATTGGTTTTCTTTGCGTTGGATCATCTTTCGGTAAAGGATGATATACTAAATTGCTTTTGGATCCAACAGTATTGATTACTAATGTTGCTAATTCCAGCATTGTGAATTCGTTTGGGTTTCCGATGTTTATTGGTCCAATAACAGAATCGGGCGAATTCATTAAACGAATCATACCATCAATCAAATCGTCAACATAACAGAATGAACGAGTTTGTGAACCGTCACCGTAGATTGTAATGTCTTGATTTTGTAATGCTTGAACAATAAAGTTGGAAACTACTCTACCATCGTTAATATTCATACGAGGACCGTAAGTATTGAATATACGCATTACTTTGATTTTGAGATTGTGTTGACGATGATAGTCAAAGAACAAAGTTTCCGCACAACGCTTACCTTCATCATAGCAAGAACGAATTCCAATTGGATTCACATTGCCCCAATATGATTCTGGTTGAGGATGAACCTCAGGGTCACCGTAAACTTCAGATGTTGATGCTTGTAGAATCTTAGCACCAGTGCGTTTTGCTAAACCTAACATGTTGATTGAACCGACAACACATGTTTTTGTGGTCTGAACAGGATCATGCTGGTAGTGTATTGGTGATGCTGGACATGCTAGATTGTAAATCTCATCAACTTCAACATAAAGTGGGAAATTGATATCATGTCGCATGAATTCAAATCTAGGATGTTGAAGTAAGTGAGCAATATTATTCTTGCTGCCAGTGTAGAGATTATCTACACACAGAACATCATGACCTTGCTCTATCAACTTATCACATAGATGCGACCCTAGAAAGCCAGCACCCCCAGTAACCAAAATTCTCATAATTATCTCATTTTATTTGGATATGCAGTATAATCCTGGTCACGTAACTCACGCTTCATTCTGCGTAGTTCTTTTTCTTTTTTCTTTTGTGCATCACTTTTAGGTGCATACACTTTGTCATCGGAATAGTCACGTTCTTTGCGGAACTTTGCTACAAATTTAGCCATGATTGCTATTAATCTCCCAATTATAGGCTGTGGTTAAAATAGTATCCAAATCTGAATACTGGGGTTGAAAATTTAGTTGTTGTTTCGCCACTGAGATATCAGATAGTGAAGTTTGAATATCACCAATGCGTCTGTCGGCATAACGAATGACAAAATCATTATTGCACAATTTTTTAAATCTCTCGGCTACTTCTTTGTTTGTGTATGATATACCAGCACCAACATTACAAGTTATAAAATTATAATCTTCACAATATATTAATGCTGATACTAATGCGGTAGATAAATCGTTAACATGAATATAATCTCTTTCGCATGTTCCGTCTTTTGTATTATAGTCATTACCATAGATATCTATGCTTTTGTCGTTTTTGACAATACGAGAAATCAAACTGTCGGGATTAGGATTACCAAATTCACCTTCAATGTCACCACCAGCAACATTAAAGAATCTAAGAACGGCATATTTCAAACCATGCACATTGTTATAGTCGATTAGAACATCTTCAATCATTGCTTTGTTATTCGCATACACCGTCATTGGTTTTCTCGGAGCATTTTCGTTGATTGGATATTCGTCCGCATCACCATATACTGCCGCAGTTGATGCAAACACAACTGGACCTTCGATTCCAAATGTTACTGCTGCATTCAATACATTGATTGAACCAATAACATTGTTGGTGTAATATTGTGATGCGTTCTTTTGGCTTTCTGGTACTGAGATTAGTCCAGCAAGATGAATGATGCCATAGATTTTATGACGAGAGAAGATTTGATTGAGATGACCGACATTACATACATCATGATATAGATGAATGTCGGTGCAATAGTTTTTGATTATTTTGTTTGGGATTTGTTGTTTGATATCAAGAATGACAGGTTCGTAGCCAGCAAGAAATAACGCTTTAACTACATGTTGTCCAATGTAACCGAGACCGCCAGTTACAAGAATTTTTTGTTTCATGCTAAAAATCCAGGAAATGTTTCTTGTACAAATTTATAAGTCAATCCAGGAACACCTAAGTCCTTACGAAAGATACCCATAACAACTTCTGCTTCACGAGGTTCAAGATTTTCTAAAATCTGAATTAGAATATCGTTGCGTTTACGGTCTGTCAGTTTTTTCGCATCTGGATTATGCTTGTTAAACAGATAGAATTTACGCATCTCATTACCGAGTGAGCCATAAGACATTCCTGGTGGAACTTCTTTCAACTGATATCCTTCAGGAAGTTCGGACACTAGCCATTCAGCACGAGGATCAAATGTGTGAGCCAGTAACTCACGCATAAATTTTCCATCATACTTTCTTAACACTTCTTGTTTCTCTTTTTTGGTTTGAGCAGCCTCAAACTCATCAAACACTTCATAAAAGTTTTTTCTCATCAGAATTCCTCAATCACATCCATTAGATTTCGTAGTTTCTTTTCAATAAAATAATTAAACATCTTTTGTCGAGATGCAGGCTTTGTACCATCATATGTATCTATGATAGATTGCTTGATTTCCGTAGGGATCTTTTCCAGATTAATCAATTGTTCGTTACGATTCCAACCAATTGATAATGTTTCTTCAAGCAATGCATTATCATGAAACTTGGTATTCATCAATTCTTCTAGTTTACCTTTGGTGATTGCTTTTTGACGCAAATCATTCACAAAGGTACTATCGGGTGAAAGAATATTAGGAATACCATCACCCTTATCACCACGAATGATTTTCTCTTTCAGTTCTTCGGCTGGATTTGTGGAATTGATGAATTTCTTCAATGCAGGATTATACTGCTTGACATTAGAACCCCACTTTTGCAATTGAAGAAAGTCACCATCTGATGATAGAATGAGAACCTTTTCGCTATTTGCATATCGTGGCACCAATGTACCAATAATATCATCGGCTTCAGCACCATCAACATCAATAACTTTGTATGGAAAGTTTTCTTTGAGTTCTTCTTTGAGACGACCAAGAATATCAAAAATCAGGTGCCAATCCAAATCGGATTTCTCTCTGGCTTTCTTGCGTCCTGCTTTATAGTAAGGAAATACCTCTTTGCGCCAGTAGCGTTTGTTATCACAACAAAGGACGATTTCGCCATATTCTTGTTTGAATTTACGAATGTGTCCACGCAGGATGTTCAACACCAAGTGACGCACAAGATGTTCCTCAATCTTGAGTTTTTTGTCTGATGCAATTTGTGCAAGTAGACCAGACAACAATACTTGGTTTAGGTCAATTAGAACCATGATGTACTTTCTTGTAAAACTATATTATACAGTCTTTCGGGTTCTCTTGGCAACAGGTTTTCTGGTTCTGGTAGTCTTTTTAGCGGCAATCTTTGCCTTTTTCTTACGCATAACCTTCACATCATTAATAATTGTATTACAATCATCAACAACAGATTTAAGAAACTTAATATATTTCTTAATATCTTCTTTTGTGAAATTAGAATAACCTTCTTTTAAATCTTTATCTTTAGTATTAAGGATTTCCGTATATTCCTCAATCTTTTTGTTGAAATGAGAGATAATGATTTTCGAATGTACACCTTTAACACCTTGAGTAATCATCCAGCCATAAGGTTTTACATCAATTGAACCATTTGTGATAAAGTCATCACATAGTCCTTCCATGTCACCAATAATCAATGCAGTTTTATCCGCAGTTCTTTCTTGAATGGAAATTACAGGTGTAGTGTCTACTTTTGTGTCAACAGGTTCTTTGATTTTGGAACCCATCGAAATCAAATTACTGATTGATGTGTTGATACTTGAGATTTGGTCAAGATTGAGTTTTGCACCACGTTCTTGCATACGCAAAACAAATCCAATGTTTTGGAATTCCGCAATAGGAACATTTGTTAGTTTGTTCCAACCCTCATGCTTTTTATCTTTAAGAATCTGAATGCAATATTTTTTGCTATCTTCAGATGTTTTGTTATAGTTGTACCAATTCAATGCAACACCGATGCTTGGATCTTTCTTTCCACCAAACACAGGTTCATCATCTAATTTGATTCTTGACATTTTATACCTTCACAGATGCACTTTTTACATTTGAAACTTTGAATGCTCTCCAACCCTTAGCATCCACATCCCACACCGATAGTGTATCTGGTTGTGTATCTTCTGTCAATAGTTGTTGTTTTTGAGGCACTGGAAGATATTCGGACAATAGTGTACAATTCATTGTGCGTTCGGTTCCATCTACTTTTGTGAATACTACTGTAACGATACCGTTTTCTGCCAATTGTTTCAATTCAAATTTGCTAAAGTTATTCATGATTTAGTCCTAATTTTTCAAAAGAGTTACGAATTTGTTCTTCAACATCATCAATAAAATCATCTGATGTGGAAGTTTTCTTACCAAGAATTCCAAGCCAGCCTTCATGTATCATGCGTTTCATGTAAGTTACAGGATGTACTAAAACCGCTTCGAATCTATCCTCACGGATCCATTTTTTACCTTCTTCGTTAGGTAAACGGAAGATAATAATATCATATATGTTTCCCATGGCTCCAGGCTCTACTTTAACACCTGGATCTACATATGTAAAGGGTTCTATTGAAACATCACCATTTTTGTCTGAGTTAAAAAACATAAGACAATCAAAATCATCTTCAGTTAGTTGTTCCAATGTTTTGTTCAGTTTTTCTCTTTTCATTGTAGCCTTTTATATGTGATTTTCTTACTCTCACCATAATCCATGAATTATAGTAATCGTCACTTTCTAAAGCACCTCGAACAAATTGTTCTTTTGCTTCCAGATAACCACATTCGCCCTTCGAAATACATAGATGGATGATTTCTCGCTTGAATGCGTCCTGTCCATGTATTATAACATCATTTTGAAGTTCTGCGTTGGATCCGTAATAATTTTGCCAATCTGATGCATTTTTACAACGCTTTTTCTTACCCTTTAGTACTTTAGTTCTAATGGAGTAGAAAAACTTCTTACCAATGTATTGCTTGCCGGAAATAGAATTGGTGATAATATAGACGAATCCATAGTTATCACCAATATCTTCTTCGTTGAATTCTGCGTTATTATATAACCATTTATTCTTCTGACTCATCCCAATCATCATCCTCATCTTCGATTTCATCATCTATATAGTTTTCGATGATTTCACCGCAGAATGGACAATATGTTGGTTCATCGTCAGCAGTCATTTCGGTTGAAAAACTCATTGTATAAATTGATTCACAATTGGTGCAGTCTCCTGTTAAAATTTTGTCTGGCATTTATACTCCTTAATGTGCCCATACATCACCCCAATCTCCCGATAGGGCTCCCTTAGCATAATCAGTAGCACGATTCTCAAAAAAGTTTGTGTGAGTCGGTGCGTTTATCATTTCTTCCACCCATGGTAGAGGATTCTTCTTCACTTTGAATATACCTTTGAGACCCAGAGATATAAGGCGCCTATCGGCAATATAACGAATATACTGTTTAACATCTGCACTAGACAGACCATCCATACCGCCCATACTAAAAGCAAGGTCAATAAACTTGTCCTCAAGTTCAACCATTTTTTCAGCGATGGTGTAGATTCTACCTTTAAGTTCATCATTCCAAATTTCCTTATTTTCTTCAATGTAGGTGCGGAACAACTTAATCATATTCTCGGCGTGCATTGTCTCATCAACAATAGACCAAGTAACGATTTGCCCCATACCTTTCATCTTACCAGTTCGTGGAAAGTTCAATAGCATAATGAATGAAGAAAACAACTGCATACCTTCAGTAAATGCCGAGAATACTGCAATATGTGTTGCTGTGTTCTCTTTAGTTGTATTCTGTCCTGCAATATCTAAAACATAATCATGTTTCGCTTTCATTGCTTCATATTCTAAGAACTGATTGTATGTAGTCTCTGGTAATCCAAGGGTTTCAATCAAGTGTGAGTATGCAGCAATGTGAAGTGCTTCACGAGCAGCAAAACCCATCAACATCATTCTTACTTCAGGTTGAGGAAAGTAAGGAAGGTAATTATTGACATAGCCACCAGCAACATCAATATCACCCTGAGTAAAAAATCTAAAAATATGTGTGAGAAACTGCTTTTCTTCATCTGTCAGTCTTTTCTTCCAGTCTTTAACATCTTCAAGCATTGGTACTTCGGTGTGAAGCCAATGTGATTGTTCATGTTTGAGCCATGCATCATAAGCCCAAGGATAATTGAACGGTTTGAAATATGTTCTTTCTTCTGTCAAATTGTGATTTGTTTTCTTAATCATGCTACCCATTCCTGTATTTGATTAACTGTTTTTGCGCCTGTCAATCGTTTCACTTCTTTTTCATCTTCTAACATTACAAGGGTCGGTACTGAACGAATTCGATACTCTCCGGCAATATCTTCATATACATCAATATCAACAACTTCAATTGGTATACCTACATTAGCAATCTCTAGATTTGCGGCTAATGCTTTACAGGGACCGCACCATGATGCAGTAAATCTTAAAATCTTTTTCATTCTCTCTCCATTAATTCGTTTACAAACTCCAACAATAAGTGATGATGGTAACCATCATGATACTTACCTTTCATCCAACTATAACTGTCATACCAAAACTGTTCACTTTCAGGATGACAACCTATCAGTCCTATTCTTCCTTGGTATATGGCCATTGGATCACCATTTGCATACTTAGCAACAATATCAAACTTACAGTAATCACCATCAAAAGCGCAGCCATCATAGAAAAACATGTTGATAGGTGTTCCATGCCAATGTACCTTTATGTTTTTTGCATGTGGTCGTTTTGTATCTGTTCTTGGGCGTTTTATATATTGTACCGCATCAACATCATCTAATATATTGAAATAGTGACTACCCGCCCAATATGCACCCATACAAATACCAAGATATCTTCCGCCATTCTTAACAAACTGTTTTATTCGTTTCTTATTGTGTTTGAATGCTTGGTCGTATGAACTCGCATCACCAAAGCCACCAGGTACAGCAATCATATCAACATCATCAAAGAAGTTATATTCAACTTCATTCTTTGAGAATATTTTAAAGTTATAATGCTCACCTAGTGCTTTGATTATTCCATTACCACTTTGAACCGAACATTTCGGATCAAATAGAAATAATGCTATTGTTGGTTTCATCAACCCTCGCAAGCAATACAGTCATTACCTTGCACAATTTGTTCCATATCAATTTCTTTGATGACTTCACGTTCAATTCGTTTTGATACTT